ACAGACTTTGGCGGTTGAGGGTATTGATGCGACGATCACAGTGTTTGGTGGCCACAGCGTCACCTTCTACACTTCAGCTCAGGTGGTGTTGAATACGTTCATTCTGGGGGACACCACGTATGGCACACTCTCGACGAATAATGCTTTAGGCTGACCGATATGGCTATTACACCGAACAGTACTTTTGTTTCTGGCGCAGTTTTGACCGCCGTACAGCAAAACAATTTCGGGCGTGGTGTGGTTGCTTTAACTTCTAACGCAACTCAAACAATTACGGCCAGCGTTTTGGTGGGGTTGAATACGACTTACACTTTTGAGGCGGGTCGTACCTACAAAATATCGACGGCTAATGTGTGGGGTATTACAGGCGACATTATTTTGTCAATTGGTGTTGGCGGCGTACAAGTGCAAAGATATTTTGATAGCAGATTTGCGACACGCAACAGCAATTATCTTAATGCGAGTGGGTTTTGGGTTGGTTCGGTTGCGGCTGGTTCTAAAACAGTAGACATAAGTGTCACCACATTAAGCGGTGTAACTTTTAATGATGCTACCGCTACCGAACCTAATCAACTTATTATTGAAGACATTGGTACAGCATGAAAACTGAAACAATTTGGCTACCTGATATGGAAGCAGCAAACAAGTTTACAGACGAAGAACTATGGTCATTTTTACGGAGTTACCGTGACCAAAAATTAGGTGAATCCGACTGGACACAACTCGCAGACAGCACCGCCAACAAAACAGTATGGGCAACATACCGCCAACAGTTACGCGACCTACCAGCACAAAACGCTGACCCCAAAAAACTTAAGTTCCCGACTCAACCGAGCACCTGATGGAGATGAGATAGCCGCACTATGAACATTTACAAACTTGTCGCGTTGTTTACTGTTTCTTTAGTGGCTGTGCGTGTCGTCTTTCTTTCTTTTTCACTTTTCTTGACTGACCGCCGCTACCGCAACGGAATGGAGTAATAGATGGCTAGGCAAACATTTGGTCATCGGTATGGGCTGGAAATATGATGCTGTGCTAGATGAGTTCGTTGCGCCCGTAGTATCTGAAGGGTGAGCCGTGCGGCGTTTTTCGCGTTGGCTGATTATCGCGCCAGCCGTTTTCTTTGCGCTTCTACCACAGCAGGTTGATGCCGCCGTGATACCCTGATACCAACAACTAAGGAGCACCGTAACAGTGATAAAACATCAGGAACGACACCCAACCTTAAACATCCCCGGATGCTTCGGATGTCGGATTGCGTTTATTTCGTTTGGTGCAGACGCCATGCCGACCCGTAGGGCCTATTGCGCTGAGACTGAGGCTAAGGATAGGCTGCTGCACAAGGACCTAGACGCCTACAAGCGGCTTCGTAACGACGGCACACAACCGAAGAAGATTGACGGCTCAGCAGAGGTCGAGAAACGAGCAGATGAAAAATGGCAAGTGGAATCGGGAATCCTACCAAACGCTTAAGCTTCATAGGACCGAAGGAAGACACCTTCGGATACGGGAGAATGAGTGTTTCTTTACAGGCCGCGCTACTAGCTGGGGGCACGGTTCTAGATGACCGCGCCGAAAAGGTTGTGTATGCGATGCAGCCCAACCAGATCGCAGGCTGGTACAAGGGGCAGAAGCCAGCACTCCTGACGATGTGGGAGACCGACACCCTGCCAGAGAAGTTCTACCGCTATCTTGATCAGTTCGAGACAGTGATCGTGCCATCCATGTTCAACTTTGATCTGTTCGAGCGGTACCACGACAACGTCCATATGATCCCGCTGGGGGTGGACAGAACAGTCTGGTTCCCTGAACCGTTCGTGAGCGACGGCAAGTTCCGGATCGTGTGCGGTGGCTCAAACTTTCTGCGCAAAGGGTTAGACGTGGCGCTAGAGGTATTCAGCAGCCTGGGTCTCGCTGACTCGGAGCTACACATCAAGCTCGTACACCCCTTCCTCGACGCCCCTAAGAGCCTGGATCACCCGAACGTGGTGGTCCACCGGGAGATAATGTCACTGGCGGACGAAGTGGCACTAATGCGTCAGGCTGACATGTTCGTGGCGCCATCCCGCGGAGAGGGCTTCGGACTTATGCCACTACAAGCAATATCGCTCGGAATACCAACCGCTTTAACGGACGCCCACGGGCACAGGGAGTTCTCTTCTTTGGCCACTCACAGGCTCTCTAGCACGCTGGCACCAGCAGACCTGGGTCGTTGGCCCATGACTGGGCTGTGGCACGAGCCCAACCGTGACGAACTGTCAGAAGCGATCATAGACGTCTACCACAATCGAGACAAGTACCGCAAGAAGGCTATCAAGACCGCCCCAGAGGTAGCAGCGTTCTCGTGGGAGGTAGCAGCGAAGCAACTGGTACAGATTATGAAGCCCAACACCAGGACAGTCGGGGACAAGTGGGTTGCAGCACTCGAGCCGACCTGCGTCATACGGGTCAAAACTAGGGTCAAGGCTACCATTGGCACACACACTGTAGACTTAGCCCCTGGGGTTGATCATGATGTAGTATTAAACGTGCGTGACACTCTAATCGAAGCCAAGATGTTAGAAGGACAATAATATGCCAAAAGTAGGAAGCAAGAAGTTCGCGTACACCCCCAAGGGCGAGAAGGCAGCCAAAGCCGAATCCAAGAAGTCGGGCAAGCCGGTGAAGGGCAAGAAGAAAGACTAAATGTCTACTGCTGGCGCGCTTATTAACCGGGTTTCTCAACAGCTGCTTTCAGGCACTACCGAGGAGAGGAATAAGTTAGCGACGACCGTCACGGGCTCTGAGACCTCTATCGTCACGACGTACGACCTTGCTGGTCTACGCGCTGGCACAGTGTTTGAAATAGATTCTGAGCTGATGTACGTTTGGACTGCCACAACTAGCACCAAGACCCTGCTGGTCGAGCGTGGCTATCTGGGCACTACAGCTGCGGCTCACACAGCTACCGCCTTGATTATCGTCAACCCGCGCTTCCCCCAGGGGCAGATGCTTTCAGCCCTGAACGCCGACATAGACGACATCTCTAGCCCGGTGAACGGTTTGTATCGCGTCGTGGCAACAACTCTTACATACAACGGGGCTGACCGCCAGATCAACCTAACGGACGCCACGTCGGTCATAGACCTGATCGAGGTGCGGTTACGGTACCTGGCCTCTGATAACCCGATACTGCGTATGGTACGGCTGGACAAGAACCTATCTACTGCTGACTTTGCGTCAGGGTACGCCATCACGTTCGACGAGCCCACCCAGTCTGGCACTGTCCGGGTCGTATACCGTGCCCCGTTTGTGAGGGCCGTGACTACCGCGTCTGACATCCAGACCGTCTGCTTCGTCCCTGAGTCGATGGAAGACATTCTGGAGATGGGTCTACTGCTGCGGATGATGGCTGGCCGTGAGATTAAGCGCAACTTCATCGAGTCGCAAGGTGACACCCGACGTCCGGAAGAGGTTCCCCCTGGGGCGACAATTGATTCGGTGTCTTCTGTTCAGCGGTTGCGCCGCGACCGTATTCTGGCTGAGGCAGCGAAGTTGATGAGGCAGTATCCGTTAACGATTAGGAAATAACGATGGCGGCCATAAACCTCTTCCCCGTAGGGGCTTACCCGTCGGTGGTTGTTAGTGATGTTGTTGATCCTAACGAACTCGTCCCATCCATTTATCCTATAGCCATTAACGGCAGGCCGTACTTGCTCGATATGAGGTCCGGGAATTTTGCCCGGCAGTACGACGGACGTATCCGCGATTCAGTGAACCAAGCAGGCGATTCCGGGTCTGAGGCAGCAATCAACCAGCAGGGTTTGTGGCGCAGGTCTCAGACGTCGTGGCATCTAGGTGCCGGGCAGAAGTACCCTGATGCCTTCGATTCTGAACCCTTTAGGCTTAATACATCCAAGGGTGTGAATGTCTGGACCCGCGGCGAGCTGTCCATGTTGAAAGGCGTTACGCAAGTATCTGCCGATACAACCAGCAATCTCCGCTCCTTGGTAGTTGGCACACGCCTCTATGTCGGGACGGCGGGTAACGTCAAATACACAACTGACCTCTCGGCATTCACAGACTGCACGGGCGAGCCCGTCGCGGACGTTAATTCGATGACCACCGACGGTTACAACGTCTTTGTGTCGTTTGCCGCGGAAGGCATTTGGAAATCCGATAGATCTATCTCCTCGTTCGACCAATATATTACGGGGACGGACACCTTCACGACGATTAAATGGGCCAAAGGCAGGCTGATGGCAGCCAAGGGATCGTCGATATATAACTTCCTCGCGACAGGGGCGCCCGGTACGGCGTTGTTCACCCACGCAAACACGGACTTTGTGTGGGTTGGGTTTGCGGGTGGCCAGAATGCCATCTATGCAGCGGGGTATTCGGGTACTGCTTCGCTGATCTATCGCATGACAATCAAGGCCGACGCGACAGCCCTGGACGCGCCAATCGTAGCCGCCGAGCTACCGAATGGCGAAATCGTAACCTCTCTTGATTCTTACCTCGGGTTTGTGCTGATCGGGACCACAACGGGCTTCAGATTTGCGTCTGCGGATGTTAACGGAAACCTAGACGTCGGTCCGCTGATCGAGGTTGGCCAGGTAGATGCGTTCGCCTCACAGGGCAGGTTCGTCTGGTTCTCATATAAGAACTTTGACGGCACCTCGACGGGTCTGGGTCGCATGGACATCTCCAACCAGGTTGCCGTGAACCAACCCGCGTACGCCTCGGACTTGATGGTCACAGCGCAGGGCGCCGTGCCCTCTATTGGTATGTTCGGGGCACGACCCGTATTCACGGTTACGGGCGTGGGCGTCTATGTGGAACACGCGACCAACAAGGTGGCTTCCGCGACCCTTGATTCTGGTATTTACACCTGGGGAGTCCCCGACTCGAAGTTTGTTCCCTTGTGGGATCTATACACCAAGCCACTGAATGGAAACGTAAAAATATACGTTTCAGCGGACGAGGGAGCCTTTAATTTGATTGGCACCCAAGACGAAGCGGAGAGTCTGGGGAAAGTCTTTACTGGTGCCGAGGACAGGGTTTTTGCCGCCCAGGTTCGAGTTATGTTGACCTCGGACGGGACTACCGCGGGGCCGGTTCTTACCCGTTGGACGGGGAAGGCCTACGCGGCCCCAGTCCGATCCCAGATATTTTCCGTACCGGTGCTGCTCCATCGCCATATTAATCTGCATGGCCGGGAATATTATGTAAACGTCAAGGAGGAGTTGCGGTTGTTGAGGGACCTAGTAGACAATCCGCGGGTTGTGCCCTACCAAGAAGACGCGGACACATTTTCGGTCGTTGTGGAGGACGTGCGGTGGGAGCCCACATCAGCGGTCCAACCCACCAGTGAGTGGGCGTGGGAAGGCACCGCCACCATCCTTATGCGGTCTGTGAGATGACCCGTCCATACACGGGCACAAGCGATGGCGCGGCGACATTCGAAGGCCCAGGGCTGCGGGTTCTAATTAACTACTTGACCAAAAAGTATCCTGCGCTGTGGAATAACGGGACCTGGATGGTGCGTGACAAAAAAGGCGGCAACGGTTTATCTGTCCACGCCACAGGTCGTGCCGTTGACCTGAGTTACCGTTTCATTAAAGCAAAAGGTTTAGGTACCCGTTTTGGTGGACGCCGCCAAGCGATGCAGTGTTGTGGTTGGCTAGTAAAAAATGCTGACACACTGGGGTTGGAAATGATACTCGATTATTTTCCACAAAAGTTTGGTCGTGGCTGGAAATGCTCCCGTGGCGGATGGACAAAATACACGTCGAAACAGATTTCTGGTGCCCCAGGTGGGGATTGGCTACATGTAGAAGTCGCCCCAGCACAAGCCAATAGCGCTATTGTTATGCGGCAGGCAATCGCCCGCTGCGTCTAAGGTTTCCCCCAGCGCGTCCTCTCCCGTAGCGATACGGTGATGATGCTGGGGGTTAAAAGTTACCCCCCATGCGGCTTCGGCTTCATGGCTTAACCGTCGCCGTCCCCAACGGGATTGGCGGCGGTTTTATTTGCGAGGTTCTCGTACCTAAATGAACTAGGAAGTCGTATGCTCGACGATACTTCCGAGTTGTTGTATCCGATTAGATACAGGCACAAATTTCAAACTGTAGTCACATTGTAGTACAGCTTCTAATCGCGCGCCAAAAAGGGTGGGGTTTGGTTGACGGCCCGAAACGGTAGCGTAAACCTGCCCGAAATGGTAGTCTACGGTACGGTAGTCTACCGTCGGGTAGATAACGGACGAACGGTAGTGTAGCGGCCGTACCAATGGTAGCGTTGTATACAGAATGGTGTCGCGTTCTGTATAGAATAGTGTACAGATACCGTTATACTGCTCATTGAACTGGCAATAAATCGCTCATTTCCAGCGGGAAAACCACTCACTGGCTCATACTGAACGCCACGTTTCGTTTCGATGTGTCAATACTTACTGTCATTCGCAACTGGAGGGGGTTTACGTTCGTAACTCGAGGGCCAAAGTATAACTAGTCCGGCTTATACAAGTTTGAGCTTGTATTTCTATACCCCAACTTGTGGGACTTTTATACCCCAGTTTGTGGTTGCGTTTGCAACCGTTAACGCATCTCACGCCCCGATAGTGTTGCTTTCCGATACTTTACGGGGGTGAGAATACGGTTCGTCCACTATTTCGGGCACCTGACCACACTTGCCACAGCGTCCGGTATTCAGGAACGCCTCTGACCAGTGGCACGGCCAGTCCTGGCAGCATCGCAAGATAATCAGGCGCTCACCCATACATCTTACCTTAACACCAGAGGTAGTGTTACACTCGACATATGAAACTAAGCCCGTCAACTAGAGCAATGTTAGAGTCATGGTTACGTTCCTTCGCATACGGTTCTCTACTGGCCATACAGCTGGGTGAAAGCAACCTGAAGGCAGTCTTGTCGGCGGGTGTGCTCGCAGTCCTGCCAGTCGTAGCACGGTGGCTGAATCCAGGTGATCAGGCGTTTGGCCGTGGCGCATGATCTGGATTGGCGCCGGGTTTTTCGTCTTGCTGTCCGGCATGTTTTGGCTCGCATAAATGGACGTTGGTACCGCTGCTGTTGTCGCCGCGCTAGTGTCGGCTCTCGCTGGCGTCATCATTGCAGCCGTTAACCACCAAGGTAACAAAAGCTCCAAAGAGCACAACAAGTCAATGATAACACTCGACCGCATTGAAAATAAAGTAGATAATCTGGGAACAAAGGTAGATGGCCACTTGGGGTGGCATGATGGAGTAGACAGCAAGTAAGCCACCATACAAAGGAGAACAGCAATGGGTGACCTTTTCAAAGAGATACAAGCCGGGACGGCGGCGGGAGGGCAACAGCACAAGATCAGAGAGCTGTTGGCGAAGTTAGGGGACCAGGACCGCTGCGATTTAGAGGCCGCGTTGAGTGACCCGTCTATCTCTCATGTGGCAATCGTTGACGCACTAACACGTCGCGGGCACCCCGTTGCGCAATCCACGGTAGGCAAGTGGCGCCGGGAGATGGCGAAATGAGTAGCCTGGCTGACGACATTGCAGAGGCCAACACAGCCACGGAGAAGCCCTCACAGGCGTCTGCGACGGTTGGGCCTGATGGAGGCGAATTTGAGACAGGAACACTCCCAGAGCCTCTCACAGGGGACTGGACGGCAGTTCTACGGGGGTTCGGTCTAGACCCTGACGTATTCGAGGTAGCTGACGATACGGTACGCATGTCTAAGTGGCAATCCAGCAAGCGGTTAGAGACCGGTGAGCGTGACGTGGTATGGCTTTACTCGTATAAAGCTAGGTTCCGCAGGCGCACAGTGCCAGTGCTGGCAGAGAGCGACATCAACGCTATACGCAAAGAGGTGTATAAGTGGAAGCCAGTAGTGCTAAAGAAGAAGGTATCCGACCAGGAGCCATCCACCTTGGTGGTGTGTTGGGCTGACCAACAAATAGGCAAGTCTGCTGGCGGCGGAGTTGAGGCGACGGTGAAGCGTATTGAAGACGGCTTCGAGGCGACCATACAACGGGTCACGGACCTGCGACGCATCGGACGCAACATCGAGGGGCTGGCTGTCGTTAATATGGGCGACCCGATCGAGGGCTGCGACGGCAACTACGCTAGCCAGTTGTTCACCGTTGAACTCAACCTGCGGCAGCAATTGCTGTTAGCTACCGACCTGTGGTGCAAGGGGCTGGTGACGCTCTCGCAGCTCACACAGCAGATCGAGTTCATCTCGGTGCTCTGTAACCATGGCGAGTGGATGAGACGGGGTGGCAAAAATGTCACGACCGACTCAGACAATGTCGGTGGCTTCCTCGCAGATACCACTAGACGGATACTCGAACAGAACCCGTGTACCGAGCACGTCAAGTGGGTAATCCCGCACGACGAGATGACCGTTACTAGTGTCCTGTCGGGCGTGAAGGTAGCGTTCGCTCACGGACACAAGATCAGCGGGAAACCGATCGAGTGGCTGCGTGGCCAGTCCATACGCATACTTCGTGAAGAAGGACGGGAGCCAGACATCTGGGTCACAGCCCACTACCACCACCTCAACGTTGTTGACCACGGCCCTTGGACGCAGATCCAATGCCCAAGCAATGACGGGGGCAGCAAGTGGTTCACTGACTCGAGCGGTATGTGGAGCACACCTGGGACACTGACATTCCTAGTCGGCAAACACGACATCCGCAACTGGTCAGATCTTCAGGTTCTATGACATGCCCTTGGGCGCTAGTCGCCGTTCACTGGCGCGATGCTTACGACGCACCAAACGGCTGGACCGAGATTGCTACTTACAGGCCAGCTGAACAGACAGTTGTGACTGTGGGTTGGTTGTGGCCTGACT